CTTAAAGATGGTGGGTGGCAGTCTAACACCACGAAGTCAAGACTCAACGCACTACTTCAGGAGTTCGTGCCTAGCATGCGTATCTTTCAAAACGATTGGACATGGTACATCTCCGACAGTTTAGACGGTTCTAAAAGACTTTTCACATCAGGCATGGAGGTTTAATCCAATGCCTTTAACACACATCGAACACCCAGAAGACACAATCCTTACAGGTGATCTATCCGTATTAGATGCATTCACAGCAGACAATCATTATTCAGTTAAAATTGATGGATCACCCGCAATCGTTTGGGGAACTAACCCAGAGAATGGAAAGTTCTTTGTCGGCACGAAGTCCGTATTTAATAAGAAAACACCTAAGATAAACTACACGGTCGCCGACATTGAAAGGAACCACCCTGACTTTGAATTACAATCAATCCTGATCCGTTGCTTACACAGTCTACCACAGACAGACAGGGTTTTTCAAGGTGATTTCATCGGGTTCGGTGGATACAGAGACTACAAACCAAATGCGATTAGTTACACACTTGACGAAGTAACACAGGGTGCGGTCGTCGTTGCTCCGCATACAGCATACGCTGGTGAGGTTCTTAAGCACATGATCCCCTACCCACTTCGTGAGAAGTTATCTTCTGATGGTGTGACATTCATTCAACCCAATGCGTGGATCAGTCAGTTCGGATCAGCAATGGACATAAAGACGATGGTCGGGTTTGCTAAACAGATGGCAACCTTATGTGAGTTCGTGACAGAGAAAGAAGCACGACAGTTGAAACAGGATCTGAATGCATACATTAAAGATGGTGAAGAGGTGATCGCTGAAGAGTTTGCCAACTACCAACTGGTTCGCTTATGGTGCTTAGTTGAGAACATTAAGACCGAATACATGAAACTCATGAGAGATAATTTCAAATGTGAGTGCTACTTGGGCGGTGACTATGTAGACGGTGAGGGATATGTCATGACAGGTCGTCATGGTACATATAAATTAGTTAACCGTTGGGTCTTCAGTCATTATAACTTTAATATCATTCGTTCGTGACATCAGCAGTAAGGGGGTTTGATGCCCCCTTATATAAAAACGCACTGGGAACCTAATCTATAAACGACCCAAAGAGCGAGAGTGATATAAACCAGAAAACCAAAACATAAACCCCCAGTTGTAAAAAATTTTTTCGCTATATAAAAACGAACACAGGTTTCGTTATAATGAAAAAAAATTTCGACAATATTTTTTCGACCGTAGAGATCGACCCTATTACTGATCAGTATCACATTATTATACCCGAAGAGATCATACATGAATTTGACTGGTATGAAGACCTTGTGGTAAAATGGAATGTAGACAATGGAGAACTCTTTCTAACAACCGACGATGACTAAAACTCAAACAAGATCTTATCACATCTATTTGAATGAAAAATGTTTATTTAAGAATTTGAACGAAGAAGAATTTAATATGATATGGAGTAAATTATATACATCTTACTGGGACGACGACTTGACATATACGGAAATCACGAATGAAGAAGACCCACTCTGGGCAGAATCCTCTTATTGACAAGCACTATATAATAGTGTATGATATGAATGTAATTACAACACATTATGGCAAAAGGATTTACAGTAAAAGCAAAGACTCCTTCCACACAGAAGAAACCAGAATGGGACTACGATAAGGCAAGACAAATGATAAAAGGCAAGAGCGTTGTCTTTTGTTTACCTGGTAGAGGAGTATCTTTCACATTTTTAAAAGCATTTGTTCAACTTTGTTTTGACATTGTTCAATGCGGTGGGTCAATTCAGATATCTCAGGATTACTCTTCAATGGTAAACTTCGCAAGATGTAAGTGTCTTGGAGCAAACGTTCTTCGTGGTCCAAAGCAAATACCTTGGGATGGTAAGTTAAAGTATGATTATCAGTTATGGATTGATAGTGATATCGTTTTCAATAGTGAAAAGTTTTGGCAGATAGTATTAATGGATCAAGATATTGCTGCAGGATGGTATTGCACAGAAGATGGAAGAACAACCTCTGTAGCACATTGGTTAGAAGAGGACGATTTTCGTAGCAATGGTGGTGTGATGAATCACGAGACAATCGAAAGCATATCCAAGCGTACAAAACCTTTCACAGTTGATTATACAGGTTTTGGTTGGTTATTAATTAAGTATGGTGTTTTTGAGCACGAAGGTCTACCATATCCTTGGTTCGCTCCAAAGATGCAAGTCTTTGAGTCTGGTGAAGTACAAGATATGTGCGGCGAGGATGTCTCGTTCTGTCTTGATGCAAAGGATGCAGGTTTTGAAATCTGGTGTGATCCAAGAGTTCGTGTTGGGCATGAGAAGTCAAGAGTCATCTAATGTCTGATAAGTATAACATCTACATTCAGGACGAATGCAAGTTCTCAGATCTGAATCAGCATGAATACTTTGATATTATGGAAGACTTAGCAATTGAATATTATCAGACAGGTAAACCATTACCTACTGATATACGAACAGAAATACAAAAAGGAGATTAAATTATGGCAGTACGTACAAAAGTTGGTGTTCTTGGAAGAGAAGAAACCATTACAACCCCGAAAAAAACTCGTCAGGGGACAGGAAAACATACAAAATACTCGGCAACCTCGCGTAACTCGGCTCGCAAGAAGTACAGAGGTCAGGGTCGTTGAACTGTTGGCACTGTGGAACTGAGTTGATTTGGGGCGCGGATCACTCAATGGAGGATGTAAATGATGGAGAGGAGTCTGAATACGACTTCTTTTCTAATTTTACGTGCCCAAAATGTAATTCATATGTTGAAGTTTATCATCACAAATAATGTCTTGTTTAATTACGAATCTACCATCCTATGAAGTATGGGTAAGAAAAGAATATTTAACTGATCATAAGTATGGTCACGGTGAATTTGTCAAAGGAGTCTGGGTATCAGCGAAAAGTATACCTGGTCGGGCATTTTACTTTGAAACTTATTTACCAGAATATGCGGCAATGTTTGATAAATTGCCAATTTCCGCTTTTCTCTCGTCTCCGGAGATACCCGATCCTGATATGACACTTCATAACCTACAGTTTTGGAACTGTATGGACTATGGAGTCGTTGCAGTACAGAAACAATTCATCGGAAGTATGCATTATGAGGTCTATACTCGTGATTTTGGCACTCAAACAGGTACTTATATCTGTACTTTAGACAATTATCATCAAGATGTCGATGCAATTGACTACTCAACAAGCGAACAACCCGCTGAACATAAGTCTCATAACCTCTTAGAACTTGATAATGGGCAGTTTTGCCTCTATCCAAACAACAGAATGAGGATCTATGACAATAGTATTACCCCTGAGACACCTAAGATTCCTGATTTTAAGGTTTCAACGGTGTATTATCAGGTTGAAAACGGTCATGACCGTGATGGATTGGGTTCAGAAGAGAATTATTTCTGGAAAACGGCAAAAGAAAGGCAAAAACCCGATATTTTGTTGAATCAAAATGAAGTTGATACTGCGATTGGAGCAGGAAACACTGCAACTGGCACTGTTAACATTAATATTGAACCAGAATTGGGATGAAAAACGTAAAAAATGCTCATATGGGCACTCATTTACTTGCTGAAGTATATAATGTATCCTTTGATAAGTTAAATGACCCATTAAAAATTGAAGAAGTATGTATCAATGCCTGTAAAACTGAAAATTTACAGGTTTTGAACACTTATACTCATCAATTTGACCCTCAAGGAGTGACTTGCACCGTAACTTTAGGAGAAAGTCACCTTAGTTGCCATACTTGGCCAGAAAAAGGGTGTGTTGCCATAGATATCTTCACTTGTGGCAATAAAAATCCAAGAAGTGTTGCTTGGTGGGTGCTAAATTACTTTGATTCAGAAGATTATGTAATAACTGACATAAATAGATAATAAATAAACACAAAAATGACTGAAAATACCTCAAAATCTGATTCAAATCAAAAAATTTTAAAAGAATTGATGTATGATGATGGTCAACCTCTTTATCAAGAAGAAGAAGATCAAAAAGAATTGTTAAAAGAGTCATAAATAAATAAAAACTGTATAAAAAATGGCACTCACAAGGATATCAAGGTCTTTTAAGGACATTAGTTTGTCTTTTGAACCACATCCTGTGACAAAAGATCTTCCTGTTCTTAAAAATGAGAGAGCAATTATAAGATCTGTGAGAAATATTGTTGAAACGATTCCAACTGAGAAATTTTTTAATCCATTATTTGGTTCTGACGTATATCGTAGTTTATTTGATTTTGTTGACTTTGGTACTGCATCAATTATTCAAGAACAAATTAAAACTTCATTAAAAAATTTTGAAAGAAGAATTGATAATGTCAAAGTCGAGGTGGAACCTCATCCAGATGACAATGAATTTGAAATTACAGTTATTTTTGATATTGTAGGTGAAGAGTTCCCTACACAAGAATTTTCATTCATACTCGAAGCAACACGATAAAAAATGCCTACTACAAAGTTTACAAATTTAGATTTTGATCAAATCAAAACTTCAATTAAAAGTTATCTGAGAGCAAACAGTGATTTTGATGGATTTGACTTTGAAGGATCAAACTTTTCTGTATTACTTGATACTTTAGCATACAATACTTACATAACAGCGTTTAATTCAAACATGATTGTTAATGAGTCCTTCTTAGACTCTGCAACGCTCCGTGAGAACGTTGTTTCACTTGCACGAAACATTGGGTATATGCCTCGTTCAAGGTCTGCTGCAAAGGCAGAGGTGTCTTTTAAATTAAATGTTGGTACAACCAATCCACCAGAAACAGTTGAACTAAAAAGAGGACTTGTTTGTGTAGGTAGTATTAATGACTCTTCATATACTTTTTCTATATCAGAAAATATAACAAAACAAGTTGTAAATGAAGGTGATATTACAACTCCAAATTATGTTGTTAATTTTGAAAATTTAACAGTCAGTCAAGGAACTTTTTTAACAAAACAATTTAAATTTGACAATTCTTTGGATCAGAAATTTATATTAGATAATTCATTTATAGATACCTCTACAATTCATGTATATGTCAAAAAAGAGGGAGAGACTGGTTTAGGAAAGGAATATTTCATATCAGATGATATAAGTGAAATTGATTCAACATCAAGAGTTTTCTTTCTACAAGAAGTCCAAGATGAAAAATATGAGATTCGTTTTGGAGATGGTTTACTTGGTAGAAAATTAGGAACTGCTGCTGGAGATGATGGTACAATAATAACTGTTAATTATATTATATCTGATGGTGAAGAAGGAAATGGTGCTCAAAATTTTTCATTTTCTGGAAACTTAATTAATACATCTACAGGAAATTCAATTGATGTTACCTCTACACCACTTGTAACAACAATTGAAGCAGCAAGAGGAGGTTCCAATATTGAATCAATTGATTCAATCAAGTATTATTCACCTAAAATTTATTCATCACAAAATAGAGCAGTTACTCCTAGAGACTATGAAGCAATAATAAAAAAAATATTTCCGGAAACGGAGTCAGTTTCAATTGTTGGTGGAGAGGAACTTGATCCCCCAGAGTTTGGAACTGTGCAGATAAGCATCAAACCCAAAAGTGCTACATATATTTCAGACTTTACAAAGTCAAGGATATTATCACAACTTAAAAAATATAGTGTTGCTGGTATAAATCAGAAACTTATAGATCTTAAAATACTTTATGTCGAACTGGACATCGCTGCTTATTATAACTATTCTCAGGTTTCAACAGAAGATACATTAAGAAGTAAAATAATTAACTCTCTAACAAAATACTCTCAATCAGTTAACTTCAATCGTTTCGGTGGAAGGTTTAAATATAGTAAAGTGTTACAAGTAATTGACAAAACTGATACAGCAATAACAAGTAATATCACAAAAGTCATCATTAGAAGAGATTTGAAAGCATCATTAAATCAATTTGCTCAATATGAACTATGTTTTGGTAATAGATTTCATATTGATCCAAATGGATTTAATATCAAATCTACTGGATTTTTTATCGCTGGCGAATCATCACCTGTATATCTTACTGACATACCAAACTCAGATGGTGTAACTGGTGTTTTATCTATCGTCAAACCAATTGAAAATCAAGAAATAAGAGTTGTAAGTAAATCTGCTGGTGTTGTTGATTATATTCACGGAGAAGTTAAACTTACAACAATTAATATAATAGGCACTGAAAAAGAAAATGATATTATTGAGGTGCAAGCATTCCCAGAATCAAATGATGTAGTGGGATTAAGAGACTTATATCTTCAATTAAGTGTTTCAAAAAGCACCATAAATATGTTAAGAGATGTGATTGCATCTGGTGACGAAATATCAGGAACACAATTTGTGAGGGATTTTTACACTTCAAGTTATTCAAACGGAAAATTAATAAGAGAATAATATGATACAAACAGGTATTGAATCGAGAGTAAAAATACAAGATGTTATATCTTCTCAACTTCCAAATTTTATTTTGGATGAGAGTCCAACGACTGTTGATTTTCTAAAACAATATTATATTTCGCAGGAATTTAAGAGTGGTGTAGTAGATATTGCTGAAAACTTAGATCAATACCTAGATTTAGATAATTTAACTCCTGAAATAATTACAGACAATGCCACTTTATCAGTGGGTATCGGCACACAAGATGTGGGCATAGTAACAGTTTCAAGCACAAAGGGATTTCCTAATCAATATGGTCTTTTAAAAATTGATGATGAAATTATTACATATACTGGATTAACCACTAATACTTTTACTGGACTTACTCGTGGTTTTAGTGGAATTACAAGTTATCATCAAGATCTCAATCAAGAAGAGTTAATATTTACTACATCTAATACAGGTGTCCATACTGCAGGATCATCAATTCAAAATTTAAGTTCTTTATTCTTAAAAGAGTTTTATAATAAATTTAAATACACGTTTGCACCAGGTTTTGAAAATTTAAATTTTGATAAAAATTTAAATGCAGGTAACTTCCTTAAAGAAATTAAATCTTTTTATGAAACTAAAGGAACTAATGATGCAATTAAAATTTTATTTCGTGTACTTTATGGTGTTGATCCAAAAATAATCAATTTAGAAGATTTATTATTAAAACCATCTGCAGCAGAATATTTAAGAAGAGAGACTGTCATAGTAGAAGTATTATCAGGAAATCCAATCGGTTTAGTTGGTCAAACAATTAAAAAAATTGAAAAATTAAATGATCCTCGCACACAGGCATCGGTATCTGAAGTAGAACCATTTACAAGACAAGGTAAACAGTATTTTAAATTTTCATTATTCATAGGTTACTCGGACGCATCACTGGTTGAGGGTAATTTTAAAATTACACCAAGCACAAAATCTACAGAAAAAATATCTATTGGATCATCAATAATAACAGTTGACTCCACAGTTGGATTTAACACTAGTGGAAAAATTCTATCAGGAATCAATACAGTTTCTTATGATGATAAAACAATAAATCAATTTTTGGGATGCACTGGTATAACATCATCAATTTTACCAGCAGATAGCGTTTATTCTGATGAAATTTATTTTGGTTATGAAGATGGAGATTCAACAAAAATGGTTGAATTTAGAATTACTGGAATCATTTCTAAATTTAAACAAACATCTGATAATGTAATTGTCTCTGAAGGAGATGTGATGAGTGTTAAAAACTTGGGAATTAAAGTAAAAAATCCAGTTGATAAAGATAGAAAAGAAGTTTTTGCTAATTCATGGATTTACAATACATCTTCATTCTATGAAATTGATAATGTTGTTTCATCTGTTGTTTCTTTTAATAGTATAATAGATAGATCTTCTCTAAAGGTTGGAGATTTTGTTGAGATTGTAGATAGAAATAAACCTGGTGTTGTTATATACCCCACTCCANCTGATTCTCAACCTTACATTTCTCTGATAAACAGCAATTTATCAGTTACTGTTGATAATTTAAATGCAAGTAGTTGGTATAACTCTAATGCAAAATATAATTTAAGAAGAAAATTAAATAAAGCAAGAAGTAACAATGTACCATTATCGTATGATTTAACTTCAGATGTATCGAATGTATACTTTGATCAAGATAATGGGTATGTTGCATCAAATTCATTACCAGCTGGTAAAAATTCAAATTTACCTCTCGCTCCATTTACAGAGGATATAAATTTTGAATTAAATCAAGTTTCTTTGGCAACAAATGGGTTGCAAGATTTAAATAATACAACTGGTAAATATAAAACTTTAAAGATATCACAATCTGCTACTGATATAAATTTTTTAACAGGAGATAGAATTTTTTATGAATCAAGTGGTGATACTTTTAATAAAGATGCAGTAAACGCAGGAATTGATACGGGATCATATTTTATTGAAGTGGTAAGTAAGGCAGACCAATTGATAAAATTATATTCTGCAAGATCATTCATTCAAAGTGGAACATCTTTGGAATTAGATTATCCTAAAGATGCTGATGGTAACATAATATCTGCAACTCATACTTTTACATTATATTCGCAGAGGTCGAAAAAAATACAACCAAAAAAATCATTAAAGAAATTTGTACTGAATACTAATTTGAAAAATGGTTCAAATGATAAAACCATACCAGGAACAATCGGTAAATTAATAAATGGTGTTGAAATTTATAACTATAAAACTAATGATAAAATTTATTTCGGTCCTATAAATCGAGTAAATTTATTATCAGGAGGTGAAGGATATGATGTTATTAATCCACCTAAGATTGAGGTTTCATCAGGATTAGGAACACAGGCATTAGTTCAGGCATCAGTAAGAGGTAAAATAGTTGATGCTTTTATAGACAAACAGGATTTTGATATTGATAAAGTTATTTCCATCGGTGTGACTGGCGGAAATGGATCAGGGGCTGTTTTAGAACCAATAGTAGGAAAAAGATCTAGAGAAATATTTTTTGATGCAACACCATTCACTTCAGCAAAACAAACTGGAGTAGGAAATGCAGATGGTGATTTAACTATATTAACATTGAAAAATCGTCATAATTTAAATTCAGGTGATAGGATAATTTATAATTCTAACAATCAAATATCCATAGGTCAGACTGCTGGAACATTTGTGTCAAATCAAGAGTATTTTGTAAGTGTAGTAAACGATAAAAGTATTCGTTTTTTCCAATCTCAGAATCAGGCATTTGGCGCAGTAAGTGCTGAAAATGCTGTTGGTTTAATACACACTGCTGGAGGTCAGCAAAGGATTATAGTGGGTGAGGTGAATAATACCATCTTAGGTGTAAACGTCCTCTCAGGCGGTCAGGGATATGAGAATAAGAAGTTATTTGTGCAACCAGTAGGTATATCAACAATATTTAATACCATAACATTTGAAAATCATAATTTTAAAGATGGTGATAAAATTGTTTATGAGCACCCAGTTGGTACTGCATCTACGATAGTAGGATTATCAACAGTTCCAAATCAACAATATATCGTCTCAAAAATTGACAATGATTCATTCAAATTATCAAATGCAGGTATAGGTGGAACATCAGTATCCGACTTTAATGAAAATAAATTTGTCAATTTAGAAACAACAGGTATAGGGACACAAACATTTAAATATCCAGATATAGTGGCAGTGGTTGAATATGTTGGATTGAAAACTGCGACTGATTTAACATCAGGTGATAAAGTTAGTGCTGTCATTACTCCAGTGATTAAGGGAGTAATTTCCGACGTGCAGTTATATGAAAAAGGAACAGGATATGGTTCTACAATATTAAACTTTGAGAATAATCCAGTTGTTACCATTAAAAATGGTTCTAACGGAGTCACTCCAGAATTAAAAGTTGTAATAAACTCTAACACTGGTGGAATATCAACTGTATCAATTGGTAATACAGGATCTGGGTATTTTTCAACACCTAATATTGAGGTGGTTGATAGTTTAGGCATTGGTAATGGTGCTAAACTTAGGGCAATAATGAATAAAACCAATGATGGTGATTTAACTGGATCAATTAAATCAGTTGAAATTGTATCTGCAGGAATTGGATACTCTGAATCAACAACATCAGTTCGTGTGACACCTTCAGGTGTTGGTGGTGTTATTAGTGCTAATGTTAGAGTTTTAAATGTTAATAACAATTTAAAATATGGAAACTCATTTAGTAGATTGGAGGAAAATGGTGATATACTACAAAATGTCGTATGTGGATATTCCACGATACCTTTTAATGATAGTGGAGCAACAGTATCAAATATAATTGGGTGGGCATATGATGGTAATCCAATTTACGGACCTTTTGGATTTGTAGATCCTGAGAAAAAAACAACAGATACAAAATTATTGGTCAGTGGATATGAAGTAGATACTAGTTCTGTTATTAACAGACCATCTGATTTCCCTGACGGATTTTTTATAGAAGATCATGTTTTTAAAGATAGTGGAGATTTAGATGAATTTAATGGTCGATTTGAAATTAACGATGATTACCCTAACGGAACGTATGCTTATCATGCAACTATTAATTCTTCTAACATACCGACATTCCCATATTTTATAGGAGATAAATTTAGATCAAAAGTAATTGATGACAATTTTAAATTAGATCAATCATTTGATTTCTTTAATTCTTCTTTAAGAAGAAATACACTCCCTTACAATGTATCTGATAGCACCGCTGGAAATGATTTTATTACTGAGGCAAATGAAATCACAACTCAAAAAATAGAAATTCAAACAGTAGAGTCTGGTTCAGTTAATGAATTGCAAATTCTTCAAAGTGGAAGCAATCAGAAGATTGGTGATGTTCTAAACTTCAATAATACTGGCACTGGTGGTGATGGTCTTATTGCAAAAGTATCATCAATTAAAGGTGAATTTATTTCAAGTATAAAATCTGATACTTTAAAGTACGATGATGCAGTTATATCTAAAGAGGATAATGATAATTTAAGAATTACCCCAGTTAATAATCATAATCTAAGAAATAATGATTTAGTTACCATATCGGGTCTTTCATCATCATTCTCGAACATTAATGGATCTTACAATATAGGTGTTTCATCTTTAACTTCCTCTACTATTTCAACTGTTACAGCGGGTTCTGCGACAACTGAAATTTATATCTCAAATATTCCTTCAAGTCTAAAAGTTGGAAATAAAATAGGCATAGGTACGGAGATAATGACAATATTGAATTTATATGATGAACCTAATATACTAACTGTTGAAAGGGGACTAGTTGGATTATCTCATTCAGTATCCACACCTTTATATGTAATCCCAGATTCCTTTACTATACAAAAATCTGTAAGTAATATTAATTCAAGAGTAAATCAGAAGATATTTTTTAATCCTACCAAAGCAGTAGGATTTGGAAATACCGCTGGTGGATCTATTACAAAGTCATTCTCATTTGGAAATACTAGGACGACTCGTGTTATACCTAATCAAGCGATTTACCTAGAAAATCATCCTTTCGTAACGAATCAAAAATTAAAATTAACTAATGCTACTGGTGCAAACTCAATAGGAATATCAACTCTTGCATCAAGTACAATAACTGCCATGCCTTCAACTGTTTTTGCAGTTAGGAAAAGTAGAAATTTAATAGGAATTAAAACTGGTATTGGAACAGATCCTACCCTCACAGATAACAAAGAATATTCTGAAGTATTCTTTAGAAGTATCATAGGTGGAGGAGGAGATGATGATAGGTATTTCTTTGAATCTGATTTTGTACAGCAAAAGGTTAATGTAAAAAATGTAAAAAATACAGTATCTTTAGGGTCAAGTTTTCATCAACTGAGAGACAGTGATCCAATTTCTCTAACAATTAAATCTAATCACTCCGTGGGTATTGGAACTTCATCTATTGTGCGTGTTAGAAGAGATTCATCAGAGGGTTATATAAATGTTGATCCAATACAATGTCAAACATCCGGTATAACAACAGTTGGTGTTCAAACGGGCGCAAGCACTATTACATTAGAAAACCACAACTTATCTACAGGTCAAAAAGTCAAACATTTTGCGACAACTTCACACATAGGTATAGGTAACAGTAATTATTTTGTTAGTGTAATTGATGATAATAGATTTAAACTTTGTGATTCATTTGAAAATGCAACTATAAATCCTCCAATAGCAGTAGGGATTGTATCAGTAAATACTACTAATGCCACACATACATTCACTAAAATTAATCCTCCAATAGTAGTTGAAAAGAATAATAATTTAGTATTTGATACATCAGATACATCATTAATCGGATTTAAATTTAAATTATATTATGATAAAGAATTTAAAAATGAATTTGTTTCAACTGGGTCAAGCACAGGTTTTAACATACCGGTAGGCATAATTACTGAGGGTTTAACAGGGTCAAGATATGTAATAGGATTTGGTAATAGTGTACCTGATAAATTATATTATAACCTTGAAAGATTGGGTATAGCAATAACTGCTGATAATTCAGTTAAAAATTATTCTGAGATAGAATTTGTAGATAATAATTTGAATGGTAGTTTTAAAATTTCTAATGTTGGCGTAAGCACCTTTACATTTGACAGTATAAAAGAACCACAAAGATCATTGTANACTTCATTGGAATGTGATGAATTATCTTACAGCACAACCTCTGGTATTGTCACCGGAGCGATAGAATCAATTAATATTGTAAGTGGTGGATCAAACTATAGAAAATTACCATCTTTTGTAAGTGTTGGATCGACAACTGCGGATGATGTAAATGTCCTTACTAAATCAAAAAGTATTGGTAATATTAGAAAAACAAGAATTATTAATGAGGGATTTGAATATTCTTCTGATCCTACACTACAACCAGAAGCATTAATTCCTTCGTTTGTTCAACTTAGAGGATCTAAAAGGATTTCAAGTGTTGAGATCGTTCGTGGTGGTGGTAATTATCTGAACGCACCTGATTTAGTTGTTGTTGACACCGATGCAGGAACTACTTTTCCTGATAGTGCTTTGAATGCAATTTTATCAGGATCATCAATAGGTGAAGTTGAAATAGATCAGTCTCCCACAGGTATAACTGTAGGAAATGTTGCACTTATCGCAACAAACAATACAAATGGAGTTAGTATACAAAGTGTTGGTTCTATCGCAGGAACATCTAATTTTAATATTTTTATAACTACTCCAGCGTTAGGATATAATCCAAAACCTTTTGCTATAGGTGATTCTGTTTTCATAGAGGGACTACAGAAAGTAGGAACCGCTGGATCTGGATTTAATTCATCTGATTACGGATATAAACTTTTAAGAGTATCAAATTATGATGATAGTGGTACCTTAGATAAGGTGACGATAGATGTATCACAATACACTACAAATACTGGGGTTGCAGTTACATCTGTATCTTCTTTTGGAAGTATTATTAATTCAAATGTATACCCTTCATTTAGATTAAATTTAGTAGAAGAGGGTTTCACTATTGGTGAAAAAATTAGCATTGATGATATTGAAAGAGATTTAACTGTTGTTGATACAGGAGAAAATTTCGTAAAATTAATAGGATTATATGAATTTAAAAAAGGTGATCTTATCACTGGGATTATTTCAAGAAATAAAGGAAAAATTGAGAATATATTTAAAAATGAAGGGCAGTTTAATGTAAATTATTCTTTAATAAAAGATTTAGGATGGGAAACAAATACTGGAAAATTAAATGATGACATTCAAGTTATACCAAATAATGATTATTATCAAAACCTTTCATACACCATACAAAGTCCAATAACATGGAATGATTTAAAGAGTCCCGTAAATAATTTAGTTCATACTGCAGGATTCAAAAATTTCTCAGACACAGGAATTACATCAGCATCAAGTGCATTTCCAATAGGAGGACAGGCGAATATTTCAATATTTTTGGATATTTTACCAACATTTGTTGAAAAAACAAGAGTTGATACTTTATATAATTTTGATAATGCAAGAGATATTTTTGTTGGTACTGGTGCCACTGACTTAGATATAAATCCTTCGACTTCAAAATTTATTCAATTACAAAATGTAAGTTTAACTGATTTTATTCAAGCAAAAACAAATAATGTATTAAACATAGATGATATTAGTTCTAGATATTCTAATTTAGAAAGTGATCCTAATTTATTCTTAGATTTATTACAAACTCAACCTGTTGATGGTTTAAATAGAATTTTATTACAAACCAAAGATTTAAGAAATACTCAAAAGCAAATAGCAGAATTAATACTTTTAAATAATGATACTGGTGTATATCTTTTAGAGAAAAATAAATTAGATACTGAAAACGCAGACTTTACAAAATTTGAACTAGTAAATGAGTCTGCAAAAGATTTTTTAAGATTTACTCCGATAGATTTATTTAAGTTTGACGTTGACTATGATATAAAGATAATCGAATCTAAATTCAATTCTACAGTCACTGGCACAGGATCAAGCACGTTTGGATTTGCAAGCATAACTGGATCAGTAGTTGGTGTGGGAAGCACAACTGATTCCTCAGGAATTACATCATCAATTGTATCCATATCAACAGTAACTGATAAAATTAATAGTTTCTACATCAACTCACAAGTGACTGATCTTGTGACAAATGAGATGAATTATGTTGAAACATTACTTGGTTATGATGGAAGAGATACGTTTATGTCTCAAGCATTCTTTGATACCAATCAAGGAACACAAAGTTCAAACTTCATTGGTTCATTCGGCACTTCACTTTCAGGTGGTATTTTATCTTTTGAGATTACTAATAAAGAACCAAACCCAATAAGAGTTAAATCAAGCGTTGTTGGATTTGGATCTACTCCAGCAGGAATAGGAACATATAGATTTACAGCATCTGGTCAACAAGATGGTAGTGAGAGAACACAACTAGTTGAAAGTAAATTTGATGAGCAAATAGGAATAAGCACAATAGCAACTCTTAACAAGAATTTGTTTTCTAGTTTAAAAGCAACTGTCCACGTTGGAACTGCCACATCTGAAGCATTACACCAAGTATACGTAATTCATAAAGATTTTGAGATATTTACAAATCAAAGTGAATTTTTATCCATTGGTAGCACTATTGGTATTGGAACATTTAACGCTAGATTTGTGAGTGATGATTTTGTTTTGGAATTTATTCCTGATAATGCATCAGGTATTACCACTGTTAGATCTTTAAATGAAGTATTCTACGCTGATAGTGATGAGAAATCACGATTCGGATCAGTTAATAATCCAGAACCTAAAGTATTTGGAAAGTTAACTCAAACATCAAATATCAAATTTTATAATTCGTTAAATGGTGATAGAATTAATAGAAGAAATTTTGAATTAACAAGTAATGATACTCCTATATTTGCAAAAACATTTGATCCATCAAATACATCAATTGTTAATTTAGGGACTGGTAAGTTCTCAATAAATGATCATTTCTTTAGAACACAAGAAGAATTAGTTTACACTCCACAAGCATCCTTCATAGGGATTGGATCAACACCTATGTTATACAAATCATCTGCTGGAGATGTTCATGAATTACCACAAACAGTGTTTGCCATAAGAGAAAATGATAATGTATTTTCAATATCCACAACTAGAACTGGAACTGCGGTTACATTTATGGATGTCGGCGAAGGAAATGAACATCAATTTGAAATGGCAAAAGGTCTTACAAAGGCGGTTATAACAATTGATGGTTTAGTTCAACATCCAATCGCACAAACAAATTTAGTTTATCAAGTGTCTGGTAATGGAGGATCAATTGGAACTGCCTCTACTATATTCAGTTTAAGTGGAATATCAGATATTAATATAGAAAATATATTAAAAATAAATGATGAATTTATTAGAATTACAAATGTTGGTCTTGGTACTACTAATGTAGGTCCAGTGGGTGGAACGGGAACTATACCATTAGTTCAAGGTCAAAGAGGGTATGTAGGAAGTTCTGCTACAAATCATAATGATTTGACTAACGCAACGTTATTTAAAGGATCATACAATATTGTTGGTAAAGAAATACACTTTACTGAAGCACCTAGAGGTAATAGTTCGATAGATCTTGACTCATCTAATTTACCTCCTGCAAGGTCAGATTTTGAAGGAAGAGTATATTTAAGAAACAATTATGATACCAATATTTTATATGATAATATTTCAAATCAATTTACAGGAATTGGGCAGACATTCAGTTTAACCACAGGTGGTATTGCCACATCTGGTATAGGATCAACAGGTGGAAATGGTATTCTATTTGTTAATAATATATTCCAAAGACCTACCACCACTAATAATTCAAGTGGAAATTTTGTCATTAGTGATACTGGAACTGCTACTACTGTAAGATTCTCAGGTATCACAACAATTGCGGATGGAGGCATTCTAATTGATGAAACAGATGTTAATCAAAATGATTTACCTAGAGGAGGGGTGATTGTTTCACTTGGATCCACGGGTGGTTTAGGTTACGCACCATTAGTTGGAACAAATGTAAAACCTCAGACTACTTTGGCAGGTACAATCAGTACGATTGTGGGTGTTGCTTACAGTGGTGTTCAAAATGGTATTGTGACTGCATCTTATGATAATACAACAGGTCTTTTGGATATTACAACAGTCAATAAACATGATCTAAGGATCGGTTATACTGATGAAGTATTATTGTCTGGATTAGAATTTAAATGTGCTGCTCCTCACGCAGGTGTGACAACCACCATCTTCCCTGATGGATCAATAGGTGATAAGTTCTCCGTAGTTGGTATAACATCAGATAAAACGTTTACAACTCAAGTTGGAACTAGCACGATTCCTCATACTTATCATACTGGTGGAATTGTTAGAAACTGGTTTGGTGATTTAACATTTGGATCAGGTTACACACTTGGAACTTTAGATACAGGTAAGACAGTAACTGGAATTGCAGGTATTGCATTAACAGTGTTTGATCCTGGTTATAAACATGTATTTGCTAGTGCAGTAACTGATTCTGTAGAAGCAAATACAGGGACAAAATTCACTCCATCAGATGCAACTTATGATCCGGTAACTGGAGATCTTGTTTTATTCATTAATGGACATGGTTTAACAGGAAGTAATACAGTTACTATAGCAACAGGTTCAATTTCATTTACATGTTCTAAAGATAATTTTGCTACAAATCATGCATATCCAAGAGCAACAGATCCTGCTGCAGGAGCAACTCTAAGTATCACATCTTTCAATACAAACTCAATAACAGTAAACGTGGGTGCAAACGTTGGTTCAGGAGCAACTGTCATCGGATCAGTTGGAGCAGGTGGCACTGTGATATTTACCTTAGTGAATGGAGGATCAAATTATAAGGAACCAGAAATATTCACACCAAGTCCATCATATGACAATATGTCAATAGTGGGAGTTTCAAGATTAGCGACAGGACCAACAACTGAAACCGGAATAGGGGCTTTGATTAGTGCTGATGTCAATATTTCTGGAGTTAATACTGGAATTGGATCAACTTTATTCAGTGTAAAGAATTTCAGATTATCAAGAAATGGATATTCATTTAAAAAGGGTGATAAATTTACACCAGTTGGTTTGGTAACTGAGAAAAACTTACCTAGACCCATCTCTGATTTTATACTTGAAGTTTCAGAGGTATATGAAGACAGTTTTGCTTCTTGGCAATTTGGTGAATTAGATTATATTGATTCAATAAAAAATTTACAAGATGGATCAAGAGTTAAATTCCCATTATTCTACAATGGTGAATTATTAAGTGTACAAGTAGATCCTACATCAGATATTATTGCACAAAATTTACTTTTAATATTTGTAAATGGTGTTAACCAAAAACCAGGTATAAATTATCAATTTGATGGGGGAACAACCTTTACATTCACTACTGCTCCAACACAAAATGATGAAGTTGCAATATACATTTATAAAGGAACTAATGGTGATGACTCAATTATAAACACCGATATTAATAAAACTCTTGAAGAGGGTGATAATGTTCAATTAATGAAATTTAATGGAATAAGCACATCTGTTCAGCAAGATGAGAGAACTGCGATTGAATTGACATTGAAGGATAGGTTTGAAACAAACCTCTATACAGGTGAGGGTATTGATGCAGATAATTTCAGACCCATGCATTTATATAAACAAAAGGTTGATAAAATTATTGGTTCTAGAGTTATTCCAAAAACAAGGGACTCTATTGAACCTCTAATATATCCTACTGCTAAAGTTATATCAGATATTACTTCATCATCAACTGAGGTTTTTCTAGATAATGCAGATTTCTTTAACTATGAGGCAGAAACTTCTCCTCAATTTAATGTTCGAATAATTTCTAATACTCCACTACCATTAATAGGTATTACAACAATAACATCCACTATATCTGCTGGTGGCACAGTATCTGGATTAACAATAGTGGGTGGAGGAAGTGGATATACATCTGCACCCACAATATCAATTACCGCACCAAGAACAGGTATTGGAGTTGGTGTAGGAACCACTGCAACCGCAACAGTTTCTATAACAAATGGAGTAATAGACGGATTTGCAATAACAAATCCTGGTTTAGGATATACTGTCGCTCCAAGTGTTCTTGTTGAACCTCCAGTAACAATTACTGAACAAACAGGTTTAGTCGGTGTGTTAACCGGTTTTTCAGGAATTGTAACTGGTATAAGCACTGTTATGAATTCTGAATCAAATTCATTAGCGTTAGAATTTAATTTAGATAGACCTGCACCGGGAGGATTTGCAAATTATAATGGATTAGTTTCAAACTCACCAATATTAATAAAGGGTACCACAATTGGTACTGGAGTTACATCTATGAATGAAAGTGGAATTCACACATATGCTATTGGATCACAGTTTTTAGACAACATATATGTTGTTAGCACTATAAGTAACTCAGGTGCAGCAGGTTCTATTATTTGCAATATAGAATCAAACAGTACAATACCAGGTATAGGAGTTACCGGTGATGTGCTTGGTGAATTTTCATTCGGGAAATTATCATCAATAAATAGAAGCTCCACACCTATATCAATAGGTATTACAGGATTAACTGTAGATTCAGGTTTATCAACTTTCCCATCAATTCAAAGGTCGGGTGGAGATTATACTCTCAGAAAAACTGGTGCTTTACCTAAAACTCCATAAACTGTTATAAATATATAAAAAACTATAAATATGCCAGCCGTAGTTACAGATCAATTTAGAATATTTAATGCAAATAATTTTGTTGATTCATTATTAGACTCATCAAACTCTTATTATGTGTTCTTAGGATTATCAAATCCAACTAGTGTTTCACCAGGTTTTGGTAGAACAACAACCGCTAATTGGCCACTTAATCCAATAGATAATTTTCAATATAGATCACATTATCGCGATACCACATTATTTGGTAAAAAAATATCAGGTGCAAACGTTAGGAGAGTAGTTAAAAAAAATACATGGGTATCAAATACAAGATATGACATGTATAGGCATGACTACAGTGTATTAAATCAATCCCCTAATTCACAAAGTTCATCTTTATACAATTCAAATTATTATGTTGTTAATAGTGACTTAAGAGTTTATATCTGTATTGATAATGGATCNTCCGGTATACCTGGTAGTGATACAGCAAAGGGAGGTAATTCATTAGATGAACCTACATTTACTGATACTGAACCATCAGCAGCAGGAACGAGTGGAGATGGATATGTATGGAAATACCTTTACACTATTTCTCCAAGTGATATTATTAAATTTGATTCAACTGAATTTATTTCATTACCAAATGACTGGCCAACTTCAACAGATAATCAAATACAAACGATTAGGGAAGCAGGAGATTCAAGAATTAATAATAATCAAATAAAAAAAGTTTATATAGAAAATAGTGGTAGTTCAGTAAGTAGTTCATATCAAGAAGGTGAAACAACTCTTGATATACTCGGTGATGGAACTGGGGGAGAAGTTTCAGTTACTGTAGACTCAAATGGAAAAATTACCAAAACAACTGTTACTAGAGGAGGTCAAGGTTATACTTACGGAATAGTCGATCTGGGACCTATACAAACTAAAACAAACATTACTGAAGTTGATAGAGCGAAACTAATTCCTATTATCCCTCCATCCAGAGGTCATGGTTTTGATTTGTATAGTGAATTAGGAACTGATAAAATATTAATATATACAAGATTTGACGATTCATCGCCAGATTTTCCAACAACAACTAAATTTTCTCAAGTTGGTATTTTAAAAAATCCTGAACAATTCTCAAATACTTCAACATTTACAGGTATTAATTTTTCATCAGCGTTTAGTGTCAAATTAGTATCTAATCCTACAACTTCACCCTCTGTAGGCGACATAATTACTCAGGGAAATGCAAAAGGGTATGTTACATCATATAACACATCCACACAAGTTCTTAAATATTCTAGAGATAGATCCCTATACTTTGGTAATAAAAATGATCAACAAGATTATGTTGGTGTAAGTTCTGCTAGTCTCATATCTGATTTTACTCAGGGTGGTGGAAATATTGATCCACTTGGAGTCGGAGTATCGGCATTTAGTGGAAGCACTGTCACATTAAATAATAAAGTCGTAGGTTTAGGTGTTACCTTTACAGATGGACTTGCAAATCCTGAGATAAATAAACAGACAGGCGATATAATTTATATTGATAATCGTGCCTTAGTAACAAGGGACGCAAGGCAAAAAGAAGACGTTAAAATCATTCTGGAATTCTAAAACAAATGGCACAAAAATCAAACTTAAATGTAAGTCCATACTTCGATGACTTCGATTCAGATAATAATTTTTATAAGGTATTATTTAATCCAGGATTTCCAGTTCAGGCAAGAGAGTTAACAACTTCACAATCAATATTACAAAATCAACTTGAGGATTTTGGTAGTCATTTATTTAAAAATGGATCAGTTGTCATACCTGGTAATTTAGTTTACGATAGTAGGTATCATGCAGTTAAGTTAAATCCAACAAACTTTGGAATAGATATTTCAATTTATATTAACAATCTAATAGGAAAGACAATAACAGGTAAAATATCTAATATAAGTGCAACAGTTGAAAAGGTAGCACTTCCTTCAACTGATCCCGTAGATGATATAACTATTTTTGTAAAGTATATTGATGGTGATGATAATTTTGAAACAAGTTCATTTATAGATGGAGAAGCACTTTCATGTGATGAAAATATAACTTATGGTAATACTACGATTCAAGCAAATACTGATTTTGCGGGTTTAATAAATGAGAATGCAACTTCTATTGGATCTGCTGCTTCAATAGGAAAGGGTGTTTATTTCATAAGAGGTTATTTTGTAAACGTATCACAGCAAACAATAATATTAGATTATTACACTAATACTCCTACTTACAGAGTAGGATTAAAGATTACTGAATCTTTTGTAGGTGCAAAAGATGATNCATCATTATACGATAATGCTAAAGGATTTACTAATTTTGCCGCACCTGGTGCTGATAGATTAAAAATTACATTAACACTTACTAAAAAATTAATTACAGATTTAGATGATACTGATTTTGTAGAATTACTTCGTGTTGATGGCGGTAAATTAAAGAAAATACAAACAAAAACAAGATATAACTTAATAAAAGATTACATTGCAGAAAGAACATATGATGAGTCAGGAAATTATACCACAAAAGCATTCATTCCATCATTACATAATTCATTAAATGATAAATTAGGTAGTAATGGTATTTTCTTTGATGATCAAAAAACAGATCAAGGAAATACTCCATCTGATGATCTAGCAGTAATTAAATTATCATCAGGGAGAGCATATGTCAGAGGATATCAGGTAGATAAACCTCATACATCGATAGTTGATGTTGAAAAACCAAGAGACACTGAGGAAATAAAAAATGTTACTGTGCCATTCAAAGCACCAAACACATTGACAGTTTTTGATGTAGTTGGAGTTCCAAAAAATGGTGAGATTGTAGAACTTTATAAAGCAAACACACAACAAGCAGCAAATACAAATATTGGTAGTGCAAGAGCATATGGATTTAATTTAAAAGATGCTGCATATGAAAATGATACAACTAAATGGGATTTACATTTATATGATATTCAAACAAGAACAGATTTAATTTTAAATAGAGATATTACTCCCAATGATATTCCAGTATCATCATTTATTGTTGGTAAAAGTAGTGGTGCTGTTGGATTTTCTGCAGAAGCACCCACTACCTTTAGTACATTGAAACTAACTCAAACATCAGGTAAATTTATAAGAGGTGAACAATTAGAAGTTAATGGTGTTGATTTTCCAGTGGGTGTTGGAACTGTTATCACATTTGGTATAAACGACATTAAATCTGTCAGACAGGCAGGTGTAACAGATTTTCCAACTTTTTTTGGTAGAACTGTTCTTCAAAAAGCACCTCTACCTAATAATGTTACCGATATAATATTAAATAGTTCAGGTATTGCATCTGTAACTAACGCTACAGATGGTGGTTTTCTTGGTTTAAAAAACTTTGATACAATCATATATGATAATCCTGAATATGATGAACAAGTATTTAATACAGTATCTACTGTTTCTGATACAGGTAGAAATGCTACTCTACTTGCAACTGCAGTTGGAACTGGAGTCACTAATGTATTTACTGGTGCATTACCAACAGGAACTCCTAGAAGAATATTTAAGGCATTTTTGGGAGTACCAGTAATTCGTACAAATGATACTGGTCTTGTTGCACCACTCCCAGATCAAAATATTTCATCATTAGGTTTAGATAGATCTAATATATTAATTAACGAACAACTTACTGGTGAACAAGTTACCGGTAATGATTTAGTCATAAACACATCTCAATTATCAGGCATTACAAGTGCAGCATGGGCACCATTTGATGAAGAAAGATATTCAATTCACTACCCCGATGCTTTTGCTAAAGGTGCTGGTAATTTATCTATTGGAAAAATTGATAATGATACATTTACATTAGCAGGAAATCAAATAACAATCTCAGGATTATCTAATCATGGTTCTGACATCGTTGTAAATACAACCGTTCAGAAAAACTTTATTAAGAGTAAATTAAAAACATATAATCGTAGTCAAAAATTAATTGTAAATAAATCAAAAAATGCAACTTCAGGAGTTACAACAGCACTTGGAGATGGTACAGCAGAAGTTGCTGATGGATTACTATTCAACAAATTTTTTGGTTTAAGAGTTCAAGATGAGAGAATATCTTTAAATGTTCCAGATGTTGCTAAGTTAATTGCAGTTTTTGAATCAGTAGATGGAGCAACTCCCACATTAGATAAATTAAAGTTTAGTGCTTCAATAGGAATTTCACTCAATTGTGTGGTCGGTGAAAATATAATAGGTTCTGATTCTGAAGCGATTGCAAGAGTTGTTGCTACAAACGCAGATGGTGATCCTAATAGTTTAGAAATTGTTTACTTAAATGATGCGATATTTACCAAGGGAGAACTAGTTACATTTGATGAGTCAAATATTGAAACTGCAATAGAAACTATAACACTAGGAGTTAGAAAAGATTTAACAACTTCATATAAACTTGATAAAGGACAAAACAAAGAATTTTATGATTACTCGAATATTGTTAGAAATCAAGGAGTTCCAGAACCTACTAAACCTCTTCTTGTTATATTTGATAAGTACACAGTTCCTGCTGATGATTCTGGAGATTTATTTACTGTATTAAGTTATGATGATGAAAGATATGCAACAGATATACCAAGTATTGATGATACATTCAGAGCATCAGATACTTTAGATTTTAGACCAAGAGTTGCAGATTTTACAAGCACTGACAAATCACCTTTTGATTTTCAATCAAGATCATTTGATACTTCAACAATGACTTTTCTAAAAGTTGACGAAGGTTCAACTTTAGATTACGAATATTATCTACCTAGAATTGATAAGTTGTATTTAAATACAAAGGAAGAATTTATAGTTCAGAAAGGAATTTCTGCAAGATATCCTAAACCACCAGAAAGTAATGAGGGTTTACTTGAAATTGCTCAAATATCTTACCCTGCTTATCTTTATAATCCACAGGATGCAGTATTTAAGTTGATTGATAATCGTAGATATACGATGAGAGACATAGGTAGCATAGAGAATAGAGTTAAAACATTAGAGACTACTACATCTCTTACTTTACTTGAGTTAGATACAAAAACTCTTCAAATACAAGATTCAGAAGGAAGAAACAGATTTAAATCAGGTTTCTTTGTTGATGATTTTTCTTCAACCAAGTTTATGAATAAAACATTTACTTCTGCGGAGATCAATCCAAATAATAATGAATTAGTGCCTATTAGATCTAGAAATGCTATCAAATTAGATTTAGCACCACAAGATTTAAATAATAATTCTGGTAACTTCCCATTAATTGATTCAAATTTACAAAAAACAGGAAGAGCAGTTACTTTAAAATATGATGAGGTAGGTTGGTTAGAACAAACATTTGCAACCACAGTTGAAAATGTTAATCCATTCCATGTTGTTGTTTATACTGGTAATATGGTTCTAGATCCTACTAATGATATTTGGACAAGAACTGTTCAATTAGAAGATAAGAATATAACAACAACTCGTAATAATGAGGTTAATTTAGATCAAAATATCGATTTAAGTCAGTTCAATTTTACTGATGTTAACTTTAGAAATTCAACTAGAAGAGTTCCAGATAGTTCTAGAGCAGGAACATCATCAACAAGAACAAATGTGAGGCAGGGAAGAACAAGAGATTTCAATGTAAACGAAACAGATAGAGCATCCTTTACAACCACAGATGTATCAATTAGAAATGTCTTAATTTCATCTGATGTTGATTCATATATGAGATCAAGAAATACTGAATTTGTAGCATCTAACCTAAAACCAAAAACACGTTATTACCATTTCTTAGATAATAAGAAGGGTGTTGATTTAGTGCCAAAATTAATTGAAATAAAAAATTCAGAGGGTGCTGATGGATCAGATGGTGTGTTCCAGATTGGTGAAACAGTAGTTGGATCTATTGGTAATAAAACTAGAGTTAGATTCAGACTTGCTCAACCTAATCATAAGAGAGGTAAGTTTGATGATCCTAGAACCACGTATATTTCAAATCCTTATTCAAAGACACCTGCAGGAGGCACAGCAGAGGCATTACCATTAATCTATAGTCAGACATCATCTGTGTTAAATGTAGACACTGAGGCGATGGCAGAGGAGGCACAGGGAAGTTACTTTGGATTCATTAAAAAGAACATGAAACTTGTTGGAAAGACAAGTGGTGCGGTTGCTTATGTAAAAGAAGTAAGATTGATATCAGATTCACAAGGTGATGTTTTAGGTACATTCTTCTTAAAAGATCCAAATGCAAAACCACCAGGACCAAATGTCAAGATAGAGACTGGAACTAAGACATTTAAATTATCATCTGATAAGAATAATGATCCTGGTTTACCAGGTAGTAATGATGTTTCATTTGCTGAAATTAATTATGTATCAAATGGAACTGTTGAAAGATGGCAAAATGAGGTAACTACAGCAAATACTGTTAATACCATAAATCTAAGTACAAATATAGGATTTAGTGTTGATACAGTAAATATTGATACTATAACTACAGAATTTTATGACCCTCTTGCTCAAACATTTGTTGTTGGTGGAAACATAGAGGCACCTTCTGATATTGATACAAATGATGATATTGATGGTGCGTTCTTAACTTCTGTTGAAGTATTCTTTGCAAAATGTGATCAAAAATCAGCACCGATTACATTCCAAATGAGAACTACTCAATTAGGTATACCAACTCGAAGAATTATTGGTACACCTGTTGTTCTTTTCCCCGACTCTGTAGTAGGAACAGATGCAGACGGAAATGATGTTTTACTCAAGAATAATACATCATCAGATGCATCAGTTGGTACTAAGGTAACTTTCCCTGAACCTATTTGGTTACCACCCGGCACTGAGTATGCTTTAGTATTAGTTTCTGATAAGAGTATGGATTATGAAGTGTGGACTGCAATAATGAATGAACCAACAGTCAATACTCAAAACTTACCAACTGCTGAACAGACCACATACTCAACACAGTATGCAATGGGAACTCTGTTTAAATCACAAAACGGATCTATTTGGACAGAAAATCAATATCAAGATATGAAGTTCAAATTATATAAAGCAGACTTCACAGTAGATTCAGGAACTGCTGTATTCTATAATCCAGATATTATTACTCCCGATGATCCAACACCTGATGAAAATAGCGTAGAGGTTCCTAGATTATTAGATAACCCAATAACCACATTGCCTAAAAAAGGAAGAGTTGCAATTTCCACATTCAATGCTTCTGATTCTGGCACAACTTCAATATTATCTATAGGTAGAAAAATACATGCCTTTGGTAAAAAAGACGATACCGCAGTTATCGAAGGTCTTGGAGGTAGAGTTGGATTTGTTGGTGTCACTACAGGTGGAAAGAACTATACTGCCGCATCAGGTGCTGGCACTGAAATAGAGACATATAATATTATCGGTCAAGGATCCGGACTAAAAGTAAAAGTCACTGCAGTTGAAGGAGATGGTGCAGTTGGTGCTTTATCAGTAAATAGTATGGGACAAGGTTACAAAGTTGGTGATGTCGTTGGTATTATTACTGCACAAGCAAACAATGAAAGAGGAAGAGGTGCAGAAATAAGAATTATTGAAACTTTAGGAACTGATACACTTTATTTGACAAATATACAAGGAACAACTGATTCTTGGGAAGCTTCTGAAGGGCAACAATTGAGATATCTTGATGGATCTGTTGCCTCAGGTTCCTTAGGTGTCGGAACACATATTATACAAGCAGATGGTTATACAACCAATGGTGCACCATTTGATGGCAGACATTTTAAAGTTCAAGATTTTGAACATGGAATGTATTCAACCAGTAATAGAATAACAATCAAGGGAATTCAACCAGATACTCCACTTGTCAATTTAAGTGCGAGCATCTCTGCAACTGATACACAACTAGAAGTTGGTACTGCACAAACATCCAAATTTGCTTTCTTTGAAGGAGTGCCAGTTGGTGCTGCAAACACCGGATACATTAAGTTAGGAGATGAAATTATTGGATATGAAACTGTTGGTGCTCAGACTCTAGAATCTCTCACAAGGGGAGTTGATAATTCAGTCGTACAACCTCATGGTCAGGTAAATACAGTTGAATTGCAAAAATATGAGATTAGTGGAGTTTCTCTAAGAAGAATAAATGGTTTAGAAAGAGGTATTAAAGACCCATTTGATTTAGATTCATATCATTTAACTATTAATAGAGGTTCTGCTAATGGAACACTAAGAGATGTTGATTTTGAAAATATCGGTGGTGGTCCAGCTGGTGCAGGTATAGGAAGCATGCCTCAATTGA